GCCGCTTCGGTCTATTCAGGCAACAAGCAGGCAAAGGCCCAAGAGGCCGCGTCCAAGCGCGCAGAGCAGCAGGCAAAGGAGCAGGCGGCTCAGCAGCGACAACAGCAACGCAAGCAGGAGGGACAGTCGGCAGACGTAGGCTCGATCCTCGATCAGAACACGAATGCGGGTCTGTCAGGCGGCTCCACGCTCCTCACAGGTGCGGGTGGCGTCGGAGATCTGAACCTTGGTGCCGGCGGCAAGTTGGGGTAAGCCATGAAGGATAAGGACCTGCGTGAGCGTGTCCTTCGCAGGTGGGAGCGCCTGAAGGTAGAGCGTGAGCCATACGTCTCACAGTGGCTCGAGATCAGTCGCCACATTACGCCTGCGTCAGGCCGCTTCCTGTACACCAAATCAAAGACGAACGAGGGGCGGGACCGTTGGAATCGCATCTACGACTCGACGGCGGTCCGTGCTGCGAACATTCTGCAGGCCGGTCTCATGTCTGGCATGACGGACCCGTCGTCGCAGTGGTTCTCGCTGACGACTGGCTCCCCCGACCTCGACGAGTCGCATGCCGTGAAGGTCTGGCTCGATGATGTCCAGCGCATTATGGAGATGGCCTTCACTCAGACGAATATCTATCAAGCTCTACAACACACATGGCGTGAGGTAGGCGTCTTCGGCGTGGCGGCCTTCGTCATCGTTGAGGATCCCGTCTACAGCTTCGTGGCGCATCCTCTCGTGTGCGGTGAGTATTGCATCGGTTGCGACTTCAGGGGGCGTCCTGACACGCTCTATCGTCGCTTCACGATGACGGCGGGACAGCTTGTCTCTCGCTACGGACGGGACCGCGTGTCCCGCGCCGTTCTGACCAACTACGACGAGGGGAAGGTAGATGAGCCTTTCGTCTGCATTCATGCCATCGAGCCGCGCTTCGACCGTGATCCCAGCAAGCTCGACAACCGAAACATGCCGTGGAGGTCGGTCGTCATTCAGGTCGATCATGATGAGGATGCGTCTGGCGTCCTCGACGAGTCAGGCTACCGCGATTTCCCTGCCGTCGTCGGACGATGGGGAGCGTCGGCCTCGGATGTCTACTCGGAGGAAGCTCCGGGCATGATGGCGATCGGCGACGCGCTTCAACTCAATCACCATCAGGTGCAGAAGGGCAATGCTGTCGACTACATGGTCAATCCGCCGCTCATCATGCCGGCAGACGCTCGAGACAACGAGGTCGACTTCCTGCCTGGCGGACGAAGCTACATTGACAACCCGGGGGCGGGCAATCAGGTGCAGCCTGCTTTCGCGGTGAACCTGCCGCTCGGAGACCTGCGCGAAGACATCGCCGACGTTCGCAGTCGCATCAATTCGGCCTTCAACGTTGACCTCTTCATGATGATCGCGAATGCCGGTCACGGGCAGATGACGGCTACCGAGGTGGCCGAGCGTCACGAGGAAAAGCTGATGATGCTCGGGCCCGTGCTCTCTCGTCTCAACGAGGAGGTCTTGCGTCCGCTCATCGAGCGATGCTTTGACATCCTCGCGCGTCAGGGACAGCTTCCGCCGCCTCCTGAAGAGCTCCGAGGGCAGAAGCTGTCGGTCGAGTACACGTCCATGCTGGCGCGCTCTCAACGTGCGATCCGGGCCAACAGCCTCGATCAGTTCGTGAGTCGCGTCATGCAGGCCGCCCAGGTCAACCCGAACATCCTGCAGAAGCTCAACGCGTTCAACCTCGTTGACGAGTATGCGGACTATTTCTCTGTTGCTCCGTCCGTTGTCGTTCCAACCGATGAGGCGCAGGCGGCGATTGAACAGCAACAGCAGGCCCAGCAACAGCAGGCGCAGGCCGAACAGATGCAACAGTCTGCCGACGCTCTGGCGAAGCTCGGCCGCGTTCCGTCCGACGATTCCACGATGGCCGGTCAGGCCGTCAAGGGACTTGCGGCAATGGCACAGCAGTAAGTGCGCGTGTGAAGTATGACGACTGACATCATGACACCTGAGCGCGATCCCTTCCGCAGGGAGGAGGTCGAGGCTCGAGAAGAGGAAAGGATCAGGCTGCAGAAGATCGCCAATGCGTTGAAGGCCGTACTGGCCACGCGCGACGGACGCATTGTCCTGTGGCAGCTACTTTCCGATACGGGCATCTACCGAAACAGCTTTGATCGTGACATTGCCGTGATGGCCTTCAATGAGGGCCAGCGCAATGTTGGGCTGAAGCTCCTTGATCGAATCATGTCGGTGGATGCGAATGCTTACAGGTTAATGCAGGACGAAGCGAATGGAAGCGACTGAACAGACTCCGACCGGCGGTGAGGGCACTGCGCCCGCTCCTGCCGCACAGGAATCCGACACGAATGCCGGCACTTTGCTGACGTCTGCCGAAAGCAACGAGGGTAAGCAGCAGGCCGAGCCGCAGGAAGGCGGCAACGGTGAGGCTGGCGAAGCCGGTGCTGAAGGTCAGGCAGAAGGCGAAGAGGGTGCCGAGAAAGAGGAGGGCGAAGGCGAGAAGCAGGGAGCCCCCGAGAAGTACGAGGACTTCAAGATGCCTGAAGGTACCGAGCTCGATGCAGAAGTCGGCACGGCCTTCCAAGGCGTGGCGAAGGAGCTCAATCTCAGTCAGGATCAGGCCCAAGGCTTCCTTGACAAGATGGCCCCCGTGCTTCAGAAGCGCTCGGCCGAACGTATCGCAGAGATCTCGAACGAGTGGATGGAACAGTCGAAAGCCGACAAGGAGTTCGGCGGCCAGAAGCTCAGGCAGTCGCTCTCTGACATCGCTCGCCTGCGCGATACCTTCGCGCGTAACGCTGACGGAAAGGTCGATGCGGACATTCAGGAGTTCCTAAGCTCCCCGATGGGCAACCATCCGGGCGCTTTGCGACTGCTGAGCCGCATTGGTCGCGCTTTCGGCGAGGCGAAGTACCCCGGTGGCGGATCTGCCGAAAACGGACAATATACCGCCGAGCAGTTTTACCAAGACGCAATGAAAGGAGGCAAGTAAATGCCGAATGTTGTGACTGACTCGAATCCGATCACTCTGGCGGACTTCGAAGGTCTTACCAGCGATAAGCCGGTGCGCCAGCTTATCCATACCATCAGAGATTACAACGGCTTCTTTGACCAGGCTGTCATTCAGCGTGGCAATGACGGCTTCGGTGACCGAGGCAAGGTCGTGACGTCCTACCCGGAAGGTCAGGTGCGAGCCTTCAACGAAGGTTGGGATGCTGAGCGCGTGACGGGCGCGGACGTTCGCTACGCTGCTGCCATGGTCCGGTCTCGCTCCGAAGTGGACAAGTCCCTTCTCGACACCCGCAAGGCCAATGAGCGCGCTGCCTTCCGTCTTCGCACGGACGAAGGCTTCATGCGCGGCCTCTCCCGGTCTGTCCTCAAGAAGGTCCTCTACGGCGACAGCAACCTCGAAAGCCGCGACCCGAACGGCATTCTCAACATCGTCACGCTTCAGAACGAAGCGTTTGCCGATCGAATCATCGACGCCAAGGGTACGACCGAAAACAAGCAGACGGACATCCTTCTGATCAACTGGGATCCTGCTTCGACGTATCTTTTCTATCCGGAGAACGGTTCCAACGCTGGTCTCTCTGTGGAGAATATGGGCGAACAGTACGCGTTTGACGCCAACGGCAAGCGCTTCCGTGCAGAAATTACGGAATTTGCTTGGGATATTGGCGTTGCCATGTACGATCCGCAGCGCGTCGTCCGCATCGCCAACATCGACTCCACGAAGCTGACGAAGAAGAACACGACGGGTCCGGACCTTCTCGATCTGATGATCGATGCTCTTGAGCGCTTGCCCGACGAGCAGCAGGGTCGTGTCGCCTTCTACATGAACGACAACACCCGTAGCTTCCTGGCTCGCCAGATCCTGAACAAGGACAACGTTCTTCTTTCTCAGGATGAGGTCGCGGGTCGCAAGTGCATGACGTTCCGCGGCGTGCCGATTCATCGACTTGGGACGGACATCATGCCTAACACGGGCAAGATTCTCAATTAAGGAGAGGAAAGATGATGGATATTAAGCTCGCGTTCTGCGAGAAGAAGGCGGCTACCACTGCTATCACTTCTAATGTGATCGATTTCCTTCAGAAGGCTCCGACGACCGGTCTGAATGATCGACCGCTCTATGTGGTCTGCAAGTTCCCGACGGCTCTTGTGGGCACCTCTATCGTCATCGCGATCGAGGACTCCGACGACAACAGCTCGTTCAAGCCGGTAGTTCAGACCGGTGCGCTTGCATCGGCTGACACGACGAAGGGGCTTGCTCTTCCGATGCCGGTCAAGCATCGCCGTTACGTTCGTCTCAAGACGACGCCTACCTCTATTACGGGCGGCACGATGACGGCGTATCTGAGCGACGTGATCGAAGTCCCGACGACGTACAAGG